TTGAAAATAATATTAAGATGAGATTTTTTGATTATATAAAACGCTTTGTAAATTCTTATTTCAAACATCTTTATCGAGAACAAATTGAAAATAAAGAATTTAAGAAACAACTCTATAAAGAAATAAATTTAGTCAAAAACGATATAATCAATAATACGCTTACTTGTAATGAAAAATACCATAATTGGTTAAAAGAAAATCGTAATAAGATTGCTCCTGAAATATTTGAAAATAGTTATTATTACGACATTAAAGTTTCACCTTATAAGTATTTGAAACATATGATTTTTATGTGTTTAGAATTAGAGAATTTGGAAAGAAAATCATTCCAGTTTTTCCCTATACAAACCAACTCTATACCAAGACACATTCAAGTAGATACAAAAGCATTAGTGGAATTATTTATAGAAACAGAAAAACATCAAAAATTATTAGATATTTGGATTAAAGAAACAACTGAAATAAAATCAGGAAAAAATAAAGGAAAACCTAAAAATAAAACAAAGGGAGATTTGTATAATTGTTTAGAACAAAATAAAGAATTTATTTGGAATACAATTTTCAATATAACACAGACAAGAAAGAATTATGTTTTTGATTATACCATTATTACGGATGGATATGCAACTTCTTTGAGATTTTTACATAAAGATTTTGTAGAAAAAGAACATGAAAAGAAAGATAAAAAAAAGGCAGGAAAGAAAGCATTACAAGGATTAACCAAAGAACAAAAAGATAAAATTAAAGAAGACAAGAAAATATTACAAAAAGAACAAACAAAACAAAAACGATTGGAAAATAAAAATAAACCTAAAAAATCTAAAAAGGAAGAAAAACAAGAAAATCCTGAATTTCCTTATATTGATGAAGTTCCAAAAGAACAATTAGAAGGAAAACATATTTATGTTGATCCGGGAAAAAGAAGTTTATTTTCTATGATGGACGATGAAGGAAATTATTTTTCTTATACAAACAGAATGTATTTGAAAGAAACAAAACGATTGAAATATCAATCTTTGTTAAAAAATTACAAGGATAAAATAGGAATAACTAAAATACAAGAAGGATTAAATAAGTATAATTCTAAAACCTGTAATATAGAAAAATTCAAAGAATACATTACTGAAAAAATAAAAGCAAATGAAACATTAGTTCCGTTATATCAAGAACTAAAATTTCGTAAATATAAATGGTATGGTTATATCAATAAAAAACGAACAGAAGATAATATGGTGAATAAAATAGTAAAAAAATACAGCAAAGACCATATTATTATCATAGGTGATTGGAGCATAGGGAAACAAATGAGGAACTTTATATCTACACCAAATTTAACATTAAAACGAAAATTACAAGAAACTTTTAAGGTTTATAATATAGATGAATTTAGAACATCTTGTTTATCATATAAAACCGAAGAAGTATGTGAAAATTTATATTTGAAGTTTAAGAAAGACACAAAACAAAAAGAACGAAAGATACATTCTATTCTAACATATCAAATGGAAAATAATAGGAAGGGTTGTATCAATCGTGATAAAAACGGATGTAAAAACATTCAAAAAGTATTCAAATGTTATATGGAAACAGGTGAAAGACCTGAAAAGTATAGAAGAGAATACAATAATAATAAAAGTATCCAACCGCTAAAAGCCGTGAAATGTGATACAAGCCCAAGATTTTCTACCTGAGAAAATGGATAGGGTGCTTTTACATCACCGAAGAGAAAATAATAAAATTTTTATTTTTTACAAAAAGTTTGTCTCATTTTTCTTTTTGGTCGGTGTAATTATAATTTACATTTATATTTTTAGTTAAATTATTTTTTTACATTTCATAATTATTAATTATTAATCATTAATCATCAATTATTTGATGTAATTCCAAATTTTTCATTTAAAATTGTTATTTTATTTGGTTTTTTTTTATACAATTTATTTTTAACTTGATTTGTTAATGATGAATTTGATGGAATTATTTTATTATTTAAAATAAAATCTTCATTGTCTTCGTGCAATTCTGGAAAAACTCTTGTCAATGGTTTGTCAATAACAAAATATAATCTTTCATTTCTTAATAAAGATCTATATTCCTGAATTGTTAAATCTCCCAAAAATTTATCCAATAAATATCTTGGATCTGATGCTTCTTTAATACCTCTATCATATTTATATATTTTTGAATAAATATCATTCAATAATTGATATCTTTCAGCTTTAGCAGATCTATCAATGTGTTCATTCATTAAATATGCAACTGCACATTCTGGACTACAAAAACAACCATACACATGATATGTTCCATTCAAATAATATTTTGGTATATAAATAGGTGGATTATCAAAATCACATGTATCCCAAAAACAGCAAGACTTTTTCACAATATTATTTATGTGCAATTTATATTCCAATTGTTTTATTTTTTTTGAAATTTCTTTCATATTATTATTATCATCATTATAATCATCATCATTATAATCATCTTCATTATTGTTATTATTGACATTATTAATTTTATCATTAACAATTACATTTGGATTATAATTATACATAACTTCATTACAAATATGATTATTATAAGCATCTAATGTATCATTTTCTATCAATGGTTTTTCTAAATCTGACATATTACATCTCAAACATAATATAACATTTTGTTTTTCATCAATTTGTTCTTCAATTATTGAACTTTGAGAAATTATTTTTCCTCCATTTGGTTTTCTTCCACGTTTTTTTGGAATTTTAACATCTTCTTTTTTTTCTTCACTTTCATTACCACTTATATCACCGTAATTATCATATTGATTTTGTTCACAATGTAATTTCATTTGATTTTGTATTTCTAATAATTCTTTTTTTGATTTTCTTCCTCTTTTTCCTTTTGGTTTTATATTATTATTTTTTTCTAACTTATCAAATTCTTCTTTTCCTTCAATGCTTTCTTGATTTTGTTCAAATTCATATATTTCTTCAATATTTTCAGTTTCAATCATTTTATTATTATAATTTTATTATAATTAAAATAAGCAACTTCTTTTTAAATAAATTTTTATATATTATTAAGAATCAACAAAACATAAATATTTAAAATATTTAAAATAATATAAATATTTAAAATAATATATATATTTTATATAAATTTAAAAAATAATTAATAAATTTATGTTAATATGAGTAGTATTCCTTGGATAGAAGCATATAGGCCAAATAATTTTAATAATGTTGTTCTTGATTCATTAAATAAACAAATTTTAAAAAATATTATTAATACAGGACAATTTCCAAATTTATTATTTTATGGACCGCCTGGAACTGGAAAAACAACAACAATAATAAATTTAATTGAAGAATATCAACAAACCCATAGTGTTAAAAATAAAGAATTAATAATTCATTTAAATGCATCTGATGAAAGAGGAATTGATATTATAAGAAATCAAATTAGTCAATTTGTAAATTCAAAAAATTTATTTATTAGAGGAATAAAATTTGTTATATTGGATGAAGTTGATTATATGACTAAAATAGCACAACAAGCATTAAAATATTTGATACAAAAATATTCTAACAATGTAAGATTTTGTCTTATATGTAATTATATTAGTAGAATTGATGAAGGGTTACAAAATGAATTTATGAAATTAAGATTTAATCAACTCCCAAAAGAAAATGTTTTTTTATTTTTAAAAAATATTTCAGAAAAAGAAAATTTAAATTTGTTAGAAAGTACCATCAATGAAATAATATTCTCAAATAAATCGGATATTAGAAGTATGATAAATTTTATGCAAACTAATCAAGATAACATAAATAATATTTTAGTTATTAATGATGAAAAATGGTTGGAATTATATGAGAAAATAAAAAATAAAAATTCAATTGATGAATTAGAAAATTATATATGTGAAATTTCATTGAATTATAACATGAGTGAAAAAAATATAATAAATAATTTTTTACTTTTTTTAATAAGAAATAACATGAATAATATTAACTCAAATAATATTTTTTTATCAATTTGCGAAAATATAATACACAATGAAAATTGTAACGTAAGATACTATTTAAAATATTCTTTAAATAAATTATTAATATTTTTATAAAAAATTGAAAAAAATATTAAAAATAAATTTAAAGATAATTGTAAAATAAATATAAAAAATAAAATATAAAATATACAATGTTTAATGATGCATTATTTTTAAGTGAAAAATCAAACAATTTAAATGACGAATGGTTAGAATTTATGAATGTACCAAGTGAAAATAATAAAAATAATGAAAATAATGAAATCATGAAAAATGAATCAATTTCTAAATTTGACAATATAAATCCTCCAGAACCAACCCCAATTTACATATCAACAAAATCAAAAATTTCATATTTAAATGTTCCTGTTAATTTAAATATTTTTTGGAATATTTCAATAATACCTTATTCATCACCATTAGAAGGTTGTATTAAAAAACAAGCTAGAATAACAACAACAACTTTAGAAGATTTTAATGAAATACAAAGCAGATTAATAAATGAAAAATATGTAGAACAATTTATAGTTTGTCACATTGATAATCCATGTGGAAGAATTAAATTTAAAGATATTAGAAAAATATCAATTGGAATTTATAAAAAAGATTTAATGACCAAAACTAAAAATAAAGAAGCATTTTATAATTGTTTAGTTTTAATAATGAGATTTAAAATAAACAACATGTTTCGTGAATTTCATGTAAAATTATTTAATACTGGAAAGATAGAAATACCTGGAATAAAAAATGATGAAACATACCAGTTTGTTTTGCAAAAACTCATTGAATTTATCCAACCATTTTATAAAAATGTATCTATATTCTGCAAACCAAATAATGACATTATTCTTATAAATTCAAATTTTAATTGTGGATTTTATATAAATCGAGAAAATTTGATTGATATTCTAAAAAATAAATATAATATTACTCCAATTTATGATCCTTGCAATTATCCAGGCGTTAAAGCTCCATTTTATTACAATCCAAATAAATCTTCACAAAATGGAATTCAAGTAAAACCTGAAGATAAAAATAAAGATGAATTTAAAAATGTAATAAAAATTCATTGTTCCATATTTAGAACAGGTAGTGTTCTTATTTTAGGAACTTGTAATGAAATTATATTAAATGAAGTTTATACATTTTTAACAAATTTATTAAAAAGTGAATTTAAATATATATGTAGTGATATAATTGATGAAAGTAATAAACCAAAAAGTAATAAAAACAAAAAAAGAAAATCTCAAAAAAAATTTATTGTGTATGAAGATGTTGTTCAAGAAATAGATCAAGAAGATTTAATTAAAACATCATTAATTGACAATAATAATAATTCATTGTTTGAATTTGACTATGAATATGAAGAAATTAAATAATTAATTTATTTTTTATTAAATAATTCGTTCAATTATAAAATATAATACATATTTATTTTATAATTATTATTAATGAATTTAGATTTAAGAAAATTTGATATGCGTTCAATTGTTTTTAATAGAAATGAATCAAAAGGTCCAGTAATTGTTTTTATAGGTCGTCGTGATACTGGTAAAACTTTTTTAGTTAAAGATTTATTATATTATCAACAAGATATTCCAATAGGAACTGTAATATCAGGAACAGAAGAAGGTAATGGATTTTATGGAAAATTAGTTCCAAAATTATTTATTCATAATGAATATAATACTGCAATTATTGAAAATATTTTAAAAAGACAGCGTCAAGTTCTTAAACAAATTAAACAAGAAATGCAACAATTTAACAGAACTTCTATTGATCCAAGAACTTTTGTCATTTTAGATGATTGTCTTTATGACAATTCTTGGTCAAGAGATAAATTAATGCGTGCTCTCTTTATGAATGGTAGGCACTGGAAGGTCTTATTAGTGATAACGATGCAATTCGCTTTAGGTGTCCCACCCGCATTACGTACACAAATTGATTATGTTTTTATTTTAAGAGAACAATATATCAGCAATCGAAAAAGAATTTATGAAAATTATGCAGGAATGTTTCCAACTTTCGAGTCATTTTGTCAGGTAATGGATCAATGTACTGAAAATTATGAGTGTTTAGTTATAAATAATAATGCAAAATCAAACAAATTACATGACCAAATATTTTGGTATAAGGCAGATGCTCACGGAGATTTTCATTTGGGTGCTAGAGAATTTTGGGAATTATCAAAACAATTAAATGATGACGATGACGAACAACAATACGACCCAAATAACGTAAAAAAGAAAAGTTCCGGTCCTAGAATATCAGTCAAAAAAAGTAAATGGTAAAATAAAAATGATTTGCTTTTTGCTTTAAAAACCAAAAAGCAAATACGTAAAAAACAATATAAAGACAAGTTGAAATATATAATTATAAATAAAATGGAACCAGTTGATATTGTTAAAATAATTAAAAATAATTCAGTTGAAATTTTATACCAAAAAAATGATATTAAATTATTGGAAAAAATTAAAGAAAATTTTACTGATTTTCAACAAAAATTATTTTTATTAACATATTATTGTCGTTTAAATTTTCATCCAATTAATGATTATGTAATTGATTTAGATAATATTTGGGATTGGATTGGATTTTCTCAAAAAGTTTCTGCTAAAAGATTATTAACAAATAATTTTACAGAAGATGAAGATTTTAAAGTAGTGAATACACGTGAAATTTCCCCAACAAATATATCAGGTAGAGGTGGACATAATAAAGAAAATATTTTTTTAAATATAAGAACATTTAAAAAATATTGTCTTAAATCTGGAACTTATAAATGCAATGAAATATATGATTATTACATAAAATTTGAAGAAATAATGCAAGAATTAAATGATGAAGAAAATAATTATTTAAAAATGCAATTAGAAAATGTTAAAAATCAAAATCAATCATTGATGGAAATTAAAATTCAATCTGAAAATGAACGATTGAAATCCATAGAACAAGTTTTAATAAATCAATTTTCGATTGGAACAGAATGCATATATCTTGGTATTATTAATAATACCAATAATTTTAATGAAAAGTTAATAAAATTTGGACATACAAATGATTTAATGAATCGAGTCATACAACATAAAAAAGATTATGATAATTTTATTTTAATTGAGGCATATAGAGTTTCTAATAAAGTTGAAATTGAAAAAATGATTAAAACACATTACAAAATTAAAGAAAGATTGAGAAATATAACAATCAATGGAAAAAATAGAATAGAAATTATATCTTATGATGATACAAATTTTACAATTGAAAATTTAAAAAAATATGTTCAAGAAATAATAAAAGTAAAAACATTTACCCCAGAACAAATAAATGAATTATTAAGAAAAAATGAAGAATTATCAAATCAATTAAAAAAAATAAAACAAAATAAATTGTCACAAAAAAATATAATTTATCATGATGAAAATTTTTTAAATAAAGAAAATAATGTTAAAAATAATAATCACGAAGAAGAATTTACAAATGAAGATAAAGATAATAATTTTGATATAATTAATAATGATGGAAACACTCATACAAACATAAATATGAATACACAAACAAATAATAATATAAATCCAATTTATATAAATTCAAATATTGAAGATAATGAATTAACCAAAAAATTTAATGATTTTATAAATGAAATGTGCATTGTCAGATCAGATGTTGAAGAATCATCTGTAAATATGGAAGGTGCATTTAGAATATGGAATAGAACAAAACCAAAAAAAGAAATATTTCATTCTTTTAATGAATATTTAAAAATTAGATTTAGATATTGCAGATTAAAACAACAAAATAAAAATCAAGTAGTAAATGGATATAAAGGTGTAAAATTAATCCCAACTACTTATGAAAAAAAATTTGTTAATAATGATGTTGAAACATTTTTATTTAATGTTTGTTATTTTAGTCATGATGGTAAAATATTAAATTCAACCTTGCTATCTGAATATCAAAGATGGAAAAAATCTCTTGGTAAAGAAGTATCCGATGATGACATCAAAGATATCAAGAATTATTTAAATAATTCTAATTATGTTGTTAAATCAACAATTTGGTGCAAAGAAGGATCAAATGAAGGATATTATGGTGTATCATTAAAAACTGATCAATATGAACATAAAAAAACATCAAGCACTGGAAAAAGAGTTGAAAAAGTTGAAATTAATAGTGGAATTGTATTAAGAACATGGGATACAATAGCTAAAGCAGCGGAAGATGAAAATATGCCACCATCAAGAATGTCATTAAATATAAAAAATAAAAAAGAATTTAATAATGATTATTATTATAGAACAGTTAGTTCATAATATATAATAAATATTTTATTTAAAAATAAATTAAATTTATTTTTTAATTATATTTTTTAAAATAAATGTCAAGAAATGCCTATTTATTAACTTGTGATGAAAATTCTGAACGTACAATATTTTCCAAAAATATTTTAGAACAAATTGGTTATAATGTGATATTATTTCGTGCTATTCCACACGAAAACCCTCTTTTATCTCATAAACAAAGTATGATGGAAATATATAACATTATTGCTGATAATGAAAATAATGAATGGTCTTATGTTTTTGAAGATGATATAAATATTTTATGTGATATTAAATTAGATGAAATTATAAAATATGAAGAAATATCAACACATTTTTTTTATTTAGGAATTTGTAAATATGGAGATAACACAATAAGAGAAACAAACTATTTTATAAATAATCATCGGGTGTATTCAGTTTCTAATTGTGTTAGAGGATTACATGCAGTTGCTTTTTCTAGACAAGGTGCTAAAGAATTTATTAATTTTATGAATAATTTTAAAATTGAGTATATTGACATGATTTTAGAATTATATACAATAAAACATCCAGCAAATGTTGTTAGAATAGATTTGCAAAGTTATATAAGAGGTCACTTAGGAGTATTTTTTCAAGACAGAAAAAAGTTTGAATCAATTATTTCAAAAATATAAAAAAATATATATTATTATTCATAATATATAATTATTATTTATTTGTTCATTTTTATTTATTTATTGCTTGCAAATGGGCCACTAATTAATTCGGATTGTCCATGATCTGTATTTTTTGATGTAACAATATTTTCTCCTTCAAATAATTCTTTTCTAATATCTTCAGTTGAAATAGTCTCATCATCAACAGCTAATGCTTTTTCTTGAGTTACAACCCCAACACCAATTAAATTACCTTCTTCATCAACATCTTGTGTTATTGTTGAACCAAATTTTTCTGCATTTTTTTTATTATCTTCAATTGCTTTTTGTTTTGTTTCTTTAACTCTTTGTTCAAAAGCATTTTTAGCAGCGTTTTCATTGTTTCTTTTTTCATGTGCTAATTGATTTAATTCATCTTCTAAATATTCAACACGTCCAGTTTTATAAGCTTCAGGTTCCCAAGGCAACCATGTTCCAACAGGGCCAACATACACATCAAAATGTGGATCTGATTCACGTAATAATTTAGCTCTAAATTCAGCTTCTTCTTGTGTTTGAAAATTTCCTCTAGATTTGAATCCTCTTACTGATGTTTGAAAATTATGTTTAACATTAAATTCTTTTTCAATTTCATGTTCATGATTGTCTAAATATGTTTTATAATCACTTTCAATTGATACAGAATTTACAATATTTTCACGTTCTTCTTTAAGATAATCTTCAAAATCAACAATTATATCTTCAAATTTAAGTCTGTATTTGTAAGAAATAAAATTTAAAAATTGATGAAATTTTTCCATTGATTTTGAAATTTCCCAATTCTTTAGGAATTGTTCGAAATAAAATAATTCACGTTGCTTAATAATTTTTTCTGGAGAAATGAATGAAAAGCAACCAAAATTTTGTCCTGCAATTGGTTTATCTACTTCTAATACATCAACATATTTATTATTTGGTGTTCCATCTTCATTTTTTCTTTTTTCATATGTTGGTTTTCTTGATTTTTTTCCCATTTTTAATAAATATTTAATTAATTTTTTCTTTAAATTAAAATTTTATTATATATATTTTTTTCAAAAAAATAAAAATCAAAATATATTATTTCATAACATTGTATTTATTTTTTTTCTTTTTTAATAATATATAATGTTTGGATTGTTTGATGTTAATGAAATTATTAAAAGAGCCATCAAATATTTAATTGAAGGTTTAGTTGTTGCAATTGTTGCTTTTGCAATACCAAAACGTTCTTTAAATATTGAAGAAATATTAGTTATCTCATTGTCAGCAAGTGCAATTTTTGCAATTTTAGATACATACTTGCCTTCTGTAGGTGTATCTACAAAACAAGGTCTTGGTTTAGGTTTGGGGTTACGTCTTTCACAAATTCCAGCACTACTTTAATAATATTAAATTATTTTTAATTAATTAAAAATTAAAAAATAAATAATTACAACAATTAATTAAAAATTGAAAAATAATTAATTATAATAATTAATTAAAAAAATAATTGTAATAAAAAATAATATTTATAAAATGATGAGATATAATGTAAATACATTATTTCAATATATAAATGAAAATAACATTATACTAGCTAAAAATTATACAGAACAGAAGGTAAATAGAGATACAATAATCAATGGAAATTGTTTAAATAAAAATTGCGAAGATTTATTTTCAAAATCATTCAGACAATTAGTAAAAACACAAGCTTATTGTTTTAATTGCAGTCTAAAAAATGGAATATTAAAAATAAAAAATCAAAAAATAACATATAATTATGACAGACTATCAAAATATTGTAATGAAAATTCAATTGAATTAATTCATGATTATTCTAATAAAATAATGGGAAAAAATTTTCGAATTGAAGGAAAATGCCAAACAGAAAATTGTGAAAATACATTCGACAAAGATTTTCGTTCATTATTAAAAATTGGTGGGTATTGCCATTATTGTTCCAAAGAAAAAGGAAAAGTTAAAATAAAAAAAACAAACTTTAAAAAATATGGGAGTGAACATGGAATGTTAGCATTAGAAAATAGAAAAGAATTGCAAGAAGCAATCATAAAAAAATTTGGAAAAAAATTTTATTGTCAAACTGATGAATATAAACAAAAAAATAGAGAAACATGTTTAAAAAAATATGGGTTTGAACATCAGTTAAAAGTTCCAGAAATAAGAGAAAAAATTGTTAAAACAAACATTGAAAAATATGGAGTTCCAAATCCACAACAAAATAATGAAATTTCCGAATTAACATTTAAAAAATCTTTTAAATTAAAAGAATATATACTCCCATCTGGAAAAATAATAAAATATCAAGGATATGAACATTTTGCATATAATGAATTATTAAATATTCAAAATTTAGATGAAAATGAGTTAATAACTTCAAGGAAAGAAGTTCCAGAAGTGTGGTATAAAGATGAAAATGGAAAACGTCACAGATATTATGTTGATATTTTTATCCCATCACAAAACAAATGCATAGAAGTTAAATCAACATGGACTATGAGAAAATCTAAATTTATTTTTGAAAAACAACAAGCAACAAAAGAATTAGGATATGAATGTGAAATTTGGGTATATGATGCCAATGGAAATATATTAGAAAAACATTTTTAATAAAATAAATTTTAAACTGTTGGTATGGATTCCCAATCTAATATATCGCATATTTGTCTCCAAATTAAATCCTGTTCTATTAATTTTAATCTATCTTTTAACATTGGTATTTCACTTAAATATTTATTTTCACCAAGAAGTTCTAATAATTTATATAAAACAAAATGATAATTTAAAAAATTAATTCTATCATCAGGACAAACTTGTGCATAAGGAGATAATATTTCCATAAATAAGTTACACAATGCTTCTTCTAATTGTTGACTAAAAACTGGTGGAGAAATTCCAAGTTTATTTTTTATGAATGCAATGTGTTCATAATATTTATTTAATCCTAATTTTTTAAGTATTTCTTTCATTTCTTTATGTGTTAATTCATTTAAAGATATTCGTTCTTTTCTGATTTGTAATTCAATTTGTTCAATGTGTTCATCAGGAATTTGTGTTGTTTCTTTTCCTTGAAATTGTGCTATAATTTCTTTAAAATGTGTAATTTTTTTATAAGAATAAAAACAAACTTCTTTTGGTGGTTCTTTATAACTTGGCTTTTCATTTTCTATTAAGTATGGTATTTGTGCTGCACAAATATTACACATTAAAACTCCTTCATCTTCTAATGCAATCATTTCTCCATTATTGCAAAAATTACAAATGTCCATATTTTTTAAATATAAATTCATATCAATATATGATTCATCTATATTACTCATATATTTTTGAACTAAATTTATTGTTTTAATTTCTTCGTTTGTATTTGAATCTTGTTCTTTTGGTTGAATTTTAAATATATTAAACAATGCTTGATTTTTTGTTGTTATTTGTTTTGGTGCAGAGTTACAATCATCAACATTATTAATATTTTTTTTATTTTCAAAATATTCAAATATATATTTTGAATTGTCTAAATAATAATCATTTTTTTTTCTTTTTAAAATATTTATATTTTCATTTATTTCATTTATTCTGTCTTTTATTTCCATAATTTTTTCAATATCAGGTTCATCTTCATTTTCTAACAAAACTAATTTTTTTTTACATTCTTTTCTTTCTTTTTTTAAAGATGGTATTAAATTAGTTTCATCTGATATAAATTCATTAACAAATTCTGTGTGTTTACCATCAAGAGTTGTAAAATATTTTTTCGAAACTTTAATTTTTTTATTAGTTTTTGGTTTAAATGATGGCATATTATTTAAATACTTATCATATATGTTTTTTATTTATATATCTTTTTTATTTATATATATTTTATAAAAGTTTTTAATTTGTGAAAATAAAAATTGAAATAAAAATTGAAATAAAAATAATTTATAAAAATATTAATATAAATAAACATAAATAAACATAAATAATATAATCAAAATGTCTGAAAAATATTTAAATGTTAAAATTATTTCAATTGAAGGAAACATTGGTTCTGGAAAAAGTACTTTTGTCAGATATTGCAAAGATAATTTGCCAGAAATCAATGGTTATAAAATAGTATTTGTTGATGAACCAGTTGAATTGTGGGAACAAATTAAAGATAAAAATGAAAAAAATATGATTGAAAAATTTTATGAAAATCAAGAAAAATATTCATTTTCATTTCAAATATTAGCTTTTACATCAAGACTAATATATTTAAAAAATGCAATAAATAAAGCAACATCTGAAATAAAAAATAATGAAAAATTAAAAATATGTATAATTACTGAAAGAAGTTTGTACACAGATTGTTTTGTATTTGCAGAAATGCTAAAAAATAGCAATAAAATAGAAGATGTTTGTTATCAAATATATTTACAAATGTTCAATGAATTTTCAAAAGATTTTCCATTGAATGCAGTAATATATATAAATACAACACCAGAAAAATGTTATGAAAGAATTAATAAAAGGAATAGACATGGAGAAGAAAATATTCATTTAAATTATTTAATTGAATGTCATGAAATGCATGAAGAATACATAACAATAAAAATTAATACACAATTTTGCAATAAATTTATTTTAGATGGAATGTTCAATATAGATGAAAATCCAGAAATAAAAGATGAATGGAATGAAATATTACAATATTGCATTATAACTTTATGATTTTATTAAAAATTAATTATATAAATATATATATAATTAATGGATGAAAAAATATTATTGTTTCAAAAAATAAAACCAAATGATGAAAATATAAAATATAATAGTTTTTTCTTTAGACGAGATATTATTGATAAATATATTAAAATGTTCAACTATTATTGTGATAATTTAAATATTGATTCTCATTTAAAAAACTATAAAATATATAATATTGATGATATAATTTTTTATTTATTAAATAAACCTGGAGTAAAAACTAGAAGATATAATTTATTAAATAACTCTGAAAATTGGCAAAATATAAAAAAATATATAATATCATTAATTTCAATTTCTTTGAGTGAAGTTTGCAAAAATAATGTATCAGACGAATATGTTATAAAAAGTATAAATAAATATATTTCTCCAATTTTAAATAATAATTTTAAAAATAATTATGATTGTGATTTAATAATTATTGCTCCACAACAGATCGAAGATAATTTGTTATACATTCATGATTCTAATAAATATTTATATGATGATGAAAATGATGATGACAACATAAGTAATTTAGATTTTAAATTAGATGAAACAAATGAAATTAGCGAACATGATAAACCGATTTCATTGAAAGAAATGCAACAAAAAATATACAATGAATTAGATAAATTTGAAGAATTAAAATTTTTTAATTATAAAGAACAATTTAAAGAAAAGTTTAAATTAATTGTTGGATTTGCACTCGTAAATCGTGGAAAATGTAAAATATTTCCAAATGATTATGCATTAAATTTAATTTGTTCTAATGTAAAAGGAATTGGAAGTGTTATTATTGGATTATATTTATATACAATTTTAAAACATCCAATAACTTCAACTTTTTTTGATATATTTGATGATGAAAAATTTGATTTAAATGAAAAATTAAATGGAAATGCAGAAATAATTTACAAAAAAGTAAAAAGAAGTAAAATTTTAAGTAAATACAAATATGAAAAAAAATATGGAATTGATTTGTATAAAAAAAAATTTAAAACAAATGAACCATTAATTCCTACAAATGGAAATGCATTGTTAGATCTTGCAAATTCATATAAAAATATTGCTGGATTATGTTCTTATGAAAAATTTGGATTTGTGTATGATAAAAATATGTTTTCAGATGATCCATACACAAAATGCACAAATGAAGTTGGAATATTGCCAATGAATATATATTTTGGTGATGATACTAACAATCCTTGTTACAATGGATTGTCAATTGAAGAAAAAATAGATAAAATTTTAAATATTGCTGTTGGTAATAATTCAATAATATGTAGAAGAAATTATATATGCAATTCTAATCTTAACAACATTAATTTGAAACCAATAAGATTATTGCTTCAACAATTGTATAATTTAAAATTATATCAAGAATATTTTATGAGCATTTACAACACAAATTCATTAAATATTTTAAAAGATGATGAATTCAATGAATTAGATGATGATGATATTGAATTATTTGATTTTTTAAAAAAAATTCCAAATAATTATGGATCTGATTATAATTTTATAATCAAATTAATTGAATCAATTGAAAATAATAATGTGATTCCAGAATTAGAATATATATATAAAAATTATTTAAAAGATTATGAATTTAATGGCGGTAAAAAAATAAAAAATAAAAAATCAAATAAAAATCAAACAAAAATCAAACAAAAAAAAATAAAAAATCAAACAAAAAAAAATAAAAAATCAAACAAAAAAAAAATAAAAAAATAAAATTGAATAAAAAATCAAATAAAAAAATTGAAAAAAATTAATTTAAATATTAATAGCTATATATAACTAAAAACTAATTTAAAAACAAACTTTTAATTTTAAAACAAATGGATCTCAAACAAAAAAAATTATCAAAATCTGAATGGAACTCTATTGAAATTCCAGTATCAAATAATGAAAAAGAAATTTTAATTTTAATGACAGAAGGATATAATAACGTTAATATTAAAATTAATAAAACTGAATCTATTTTTAGTTATTTGAAAATAGATTTTAACAACTCACTTGAAGATTATTTATTCAACAAATATTTTTCTGAAAAAGTAAAATATTTAATTGAAAAATATAAAATAAATTATATTCAATTTAACACATCTAAAAAACAGCAAAAAGAAAATAATAATAATAACAATGATAATACAAATTTTATTTATTCAATTAACATCGCATCAATTGTTAAATTAAAAAGTGCTGACAATGTACGTGTATCAAGATTTGACATCATTGACGAGACAGTGTCTGAAAATATTTATGAATATATTTTAATTCATAATTTGGAACAATTATTAAAATATTTTAAAAAAAATGATAATAAATGGCATTATTATTATTACACAATTAATAAATTGTTAGAAAATAACATTGAAAAAATAATACATTATGTAAAAGACATTTGTCGTATTGTATTATCAAAATTAGAGAATAATTTAGATTTATTGTATGTTTTAAAAAAATCATCTGATATAATTGAAAAAAATAAAAATTTATTAAAATTTGCTGATTTATCTTTATATACACATCAAAAACAATTATTTACCTCAATCAAGCAAAGTGGAGCTAAATTAATTTTATATATTGCACCAACTAGTACTGGAAAAACTATTTCACCTCTAGGAATTTCTACTTCTAAAAGACTCATATTTGTTTGTGCTGCTAGGCATGTTGGGTTATCACTGGCTAAATCAGCTATATCAATAGAAAGAAAAATAGCATTTGCATTTGGTTGTTCTACTTCATCAGAAATACGTTTGCATTATTTCGCAGCAACTGATTATACAACAAATAAAAGAACAGGTCAAATAAAAAAAGTTGATAATAGCATTGGAGATAAAGTGGAAATAATGATTTGTGATGTTAGATCTTATTTACCAGCAATGTATTATATGTTGGCTTTTAATGAAGCTGAAAATATAGTGACATATTGGGATGAACCAACAATATCAATGGATTATAAAAATCATCCTTTACATAGAATAATTAAAAAAAATTGGAAAGAAAATGTAATACCAAATATAGTATTATCTTCAGCAACATTGCCAAAATTAAGCGAATTAGAATTAACAATCAATGATTTTAAAGAAAAATTTAGTCAATTAAATCCAAATATCATAAATATATCTAGTTATGATTGTCGTAAAACTATTCCACTAATTGATAATAATGGATTTGTAATTATGCCACATTATTTATATGAAAATTATGAAAATATTTTAAATGTTGTTAAACAATGTGAAGAAAATTTAACATTATTAAGATATATTGATCTAGATGAAGTTTCTAAATTTTGTATTTATATTGAAGAAAATAATTTTTCAAAAAAATCATGTAAATTTGATCGTAATTTTGAAACTATAAATGACATTAATATGACAACAATTAAAATATATTATTTAAAAGTTCTTAAAAATATTTTACCAAATAAATGGGAACAAATTTATAATTATTTCCAATTAACAAGAATTAAAAAAATTAATATTAATACAACAATTGATTTAAAAGGAAATAAGCAAAATAATATTAAAAAAATATCAAGCGTTGGTCCAGGAACTTCAATAAGTGCAAATACAAATAATTCATCTTTATTAGAACAACAAATTAATAATATTGGAATATATGTTACTACACGAGATGCTTATACATTAACAGATGGTCCAACAATCTTTTTAGCAAAAGACTTAAATAAAATTGCAAAATTTTGTATTCAACAAGCAAATATTCCAGCAAGTATAATGCAAGATATACAAAATAAAATTAATATAAATAATCAAATCAATGAACGTGTTACAGAAATTGAAAAAGAAATTGAATTTGAAGAAAATAAAATAACTGATAAAATTACAAATGATGATCCAAATGCTAGTTCTAGAAATAAACAAAATAAAACTAAAATTGTCAATAAAATATTAAATAAAAGTGATAATAAACAAATTAATCAATTATCAGAACAATTAAATAATTTAAAATCAGCAATTCAACAAGCATCACTTGATGATATGTTCATTCCAAATAAATTATTACATAAAAATAAATGGGCTGAAGGATTAGATACAACAAGATCATTTACAAGCAGTATTGATGATGATACAATAACATCAATAATGATGTTAAATGTTGATGATAGTTGGAAAATATTATTATTACTTGGAATTGGAGTATTTACACAACATGAAAATATTGAATACAGTGAAATCATGAAACAACTTGCTGATAAGCAAAAATTATATTTAATAATTGCTGGTGGAGATTATATATTTGGAACAAATTATCAATTTTGTCATGGATATTTAAGTAAAGATTTAGATGCAACACAAGAAAAAATTATACAATCACTCGGAAGAATTGGAAGAAGTAATATACAACAAGATTACACTGCAAGATTTAGAGATATGCAACAAGTTACAACATTATTTCAATATTTAAATTTTAATGAAAAACCTGAAGTTTTAAATATGAATTGTTTATTTAATTCTAAAAATATAATATGGAATGAAGAATTAGAAGAATATCAAGAAATAAATGAAAATAATAGTGAAGATGGTTTTATTTCTGAAGAAAGTGATAATGAAGATAACAATGAAGAAAAAATAATTGAAAAATATAATAATGAAGAAAAAGTAAATTCATCAAATTTCAAAATTAATAATAAAAAAGATGTCAATGATGTAAGTGATGATGAAGATGAAAATTAAAAATATTTTATAATATATATTTATTTTTTATAATATATATTTATTTTTTATAATATATATTTATTTTTTATAATATATATTTAAAATTTATAATATTTATTTATTTTTTATAATATATATTTATTTTTTATAATATATATTTAAAATTTATTATCATTTTCTTAAAATTATAATAATGGGAAATACACAATCAATACAAAAAGTAAATTTTGAAGATGTTCAATATGCAATTAAAAATATTGATAATCATTTATTAATAAATACATTATCTGAAAATTTACAAACTTGTTTAATTTTAAATACTTTACCATTTGATAAGGAAGAAATAGTAATAAATAAATTATTAAATAATTCTGATAAAATGAGAACAATAACAATTATTATTTATGGAAAAAATTCAAATGATGATACAGTAAATAATAAATATAAACAATTAATTGATTTAGGATTTAAAAATGTATATATTTATCAAGGTGGTTTATTTGAATGGTGTTTATTACAAGATATATATAGTAGTGATTTATTTCAAACAACTGATAAATTAACTGATTTATTAAAATTTAAACCAAACAAAGTTTTAAATGTTTCATTAATTGAATATTAATTTTATATATATATGTTATAAAATATATATTATAAAAAATATATATTATAAATATGCCATATTATTCAATAACGCTTGATGGACAAAATAATTTACAACGAATTGGTTATTTTATAACAACAAGTATTTTTTCCGATAACTATTTAGATGCAATAAATTATGCTAAAAATAAAATTAAAAAAAAAATAAAAAAAATACATGGCATTCAAACAGATCATTTTGAAATTGTTAATATTGAAGAAATATTTTTTTTCAAAAAAAATACAAATTTTTATTTTTATAATTTATAATATATTTATTTTATAAAAATATATTGTTTATTAAATAACTGGTAAATATCTTAATGTACTATTTTCATATTTAGTAACCTTAAACACATCTTCATATCCTTCTACATAAACTGTATCTCCATCAAATAATTCATCAACACCATATTCAGAAAGTCCTGATTTTCCATTAACAGACACTGGAAGTTTTACATTGTTATGTTGATTGCTTATTGTATAATATTGAAATTTACTTCTATTCGATAATAATGGTCTTCCCATTAACGGTAAAATATTATTTTTTGTTGTTTGACTCACTGGTGTTAAAATTCCAACTTGTGAATAATTTGATGAAACATAACCTACATTAGTTGGTTGATTTATTGAAACAACAGGAATTGGTACTAAATAACTTTCATTTTTCAATGGAGGATAATATGGGCTTGAATAAGAAGTTGCATAATCACTGTAATTATTAACATTTATTTGATTTGGTTGTGGGAAAGATTGTATTTGTTGATTTTTTATGTCATTTTCAGAAATATGTAAATTTTTTGGTGATGATTTATATATTATATATCCAATTGAAAATATAACAATGATTCCAATTATAAATGTAATATTTTCAAAACAAATAAATCCATTTTGACATTTATATTTATTACGCATTTATTAATATATATAAATATTGTTTTATAAATATTATTTAATATTATTTGATGTACAAATGACTTCCTTATTACGATATTTTTCTATTCTTCCAGGTTTAAAATTTCCTTTTTTTATTCCTAAAAAATATAAATCTTTTGACACATTATTGTAATAAGTATCCCAAACAGAAAATAATTCATTTAATTTTAAAACTTCATTTAAATTAATTTCAGTAAGATTTTTATAATAATCTGACATATCATCAAGTCCTCCAATAGTTCCATAAGAATCATTTGGTGTTGTTCTTCTAGTTCCATGTTCTGGCCTATCAGTTGAGGCACAAGTAAATAAAAATAAACCATCTGGTTTTAACATATTGTAAATTTTAATTAATGAATCTTTATATTCTGGATCATGTTCAAAACATTCTGTTGATATAATGGTATCAAATGTATTATCATCAAAAGGTAAATCTTTTGTTTTTGATACAATTGTTACATTATTTGCTTGTATTACATCATTTGCATCATATACACAATTTTCAAATAATTCTCTATTATTTCCATTTATATCTCCAGCTCCAACATCAAGCACACGTTTATTATTAAAATAATAATAAAGAGTGCGTTTAACAAAATATGTAAAATCTTGTGCTTGTATATGCATGTTATATAAACACAACATAAATAAATATTTTTTAAATTTGTTTAAAATATTTTTCTAAAAATATATTTATATTTTCAGAATATTTACATCTTAATTGATGATTATCTATTTTATTATACATGTTATGTATTTCTTCACTTGATGGTATATTTGGTTTTGTTCCATCATCCATTATTCTTCCTTTTCTAAATTTATATTGTTTTTCAGATTGAACATAGTAATGTGCTAAATATATAGGTGATTTAAAAAAAGGTAGTGGAATTATATTGAATGGCCCAATAACCATTCTTAGTCCCATTCCATTATAAACACGTGCATCATCATAAACTATGTAATAATGAGGATTAACAATTGATTTAACACATTCTGGTCTAACAAAACATTTTACATGTTGGTCTAAATTTATTTCACTTTTTGTAAAATTTTTAATTAATAATCCATCTTCAGGTTGTTCAATTAAATTATTTGATCCAAACATTAACCAATTTATACCTATCATATCAGCATTGCTAAAATAATTTAAAAAACTTTTAATATTAGTATGACTATTAATACATAAATATTCATCAGCGTCTAAATAAAGCATCCAACTAACATCATTTTTTAAAGCTATATTTAATGCACGTTTAATAAAATCTAATTTAATATTATTTTTAGTTTGGTTAATACGACAAATTGTTAATTTTCCTCCAAATCTTGGTGCAGTTATAGGAATAACAGATAAATGATCAAATATAAAAATTTTATCAAATCCTAATAAAAAATGATGAGCTATCCATTCATTTATATTTTTTTCATCACGCGCATTAGTAAATAGCATAACTTTATTACAATTATTTTTTCGTGGTTTACGAATAAACATTTTATATATAATATTTTGAAAGACATTAAATATATTTTTTTATCTTTAAATAATTTTTATAATATATATAATTTTTATTATATATTTTACAATAATATTTTATAAATTGTTTTTATTTTGTTGTTTTATCATTGCTTGCTTTAACATTATTTCCACTTCCTAACATATTTTTTAATTTACTTTGAATATCACTTGCAGTACTTGATAAATTTGTATATTTATTTAAATCCATACCTTCTAACATTGACATTGTTTCTTGAACTGCAGGAGCTAATTGGTTCATTGTTTGAAATAAATTTTTTTGTTGATTCATTAATTTTTTAGTATCATCAGTTAATTTTGTTATACCATCACTTCCTAAAATATTTTCTAAATCACTATATGCAGTTTCAATAGTAGCAGCATGATCTAATCTCACTGTTCCTTTTTTTCCACCTTCAAAACTTTCTGGAACTGGTTCACCTGTTGTTTCTGATGTTTCATTCATATCTGGATTATTTTGATCTTTAATTTCTTTTGCTTTGTCTATTTTTATTGTTTTTGCATCTTTAATTTTTTCTTTATTTGTTCCATCTAATTTTTCAGCAGCATTTCCTAACTCAGCATCAGTATTTTTTAATTTATCAATTTTTTCTGCATTTTTTACTTTTGTAGAAGTTTCACTATTATTTTCTAATCCTTCATAAAGATTTTTTGTTGCTGTATAAAAATGAGTTATAATAAGACTGATTAATAATACTAATGTTTTATTTTTTGTAAAATTGTAAATAATAATTCCAGTTAAAAATAAAACCCAAATTGAATTATATGTTTTTCTCATTAAATATGCTAATACATGAATTATTGTTAAAAATAGAACAACATAATAAAATGTTTTATTATCAATTACCTTATTTATTAGTTTTTTTAAATTCATTTATTATATTATAATTATAGAAAAATTAAAATATATATTTTATTAAAAAATACATCTATTTATTTAAATTTATTTAATACAAATATTTCTTTTTCAATTTCAACCAAATCATTTTCAATGCTTTCTTTTAATTCATTTTTTTTATTTTTCAAATCCTCCAAATGAATTTTTAAAACATTGAATAATCTCAATTGTTCTTCATTTGCATTTTTAATCGTTTTTTCATATTCCTTAAATTGTGTTTTGACATTTGATAAATATTTATTTGTTTTTTCTTTTTTTGAAATTTCTTTTACATTTTTATTTAAAAGATCATTAAGTCCATCTAAATGTTCTGTTATTTGTCTAATTGCTCTATCTCTTTTTGCTAATTTTTTTAAATCCATTTATTATATATTTTATTTATTATTTTATAACATAAAAAATATAAAAAATATAAAATATAAAAAATAAAAAAAAATAAAAAAAATAAAAAATATAAAAAATATAAAAAATATAAAAAATATAAAAATAAAAATATAAAAACAAAAAAATAATATATATAATATTTAAAATGACTGAACCATTATTAATTCCAGATGATTCTAGATTTGTTATGTTTCCAATTCAACACCAAGATATTTGGAAAATGTATAAAAAAGCAGTTGAATGTTTTTGGCGTGCAGAAGAAATTGATTTAACAAAAGATAATATTCATTGGAATAATAAATTAAATGATGATGAACGTCATTTTATATCTCTTATTTTAGCATTTTTTGCTGCTAGTGATGGAATTGTTTTGGAAAATTTAGGATTAAGATTCATGATTGATGTTCAACTTTCAGAAGCTCGTGCTTTTTATGGTTTCCAAATTGCTATGGAAAATATACATTCAGAAACATATAGTTTGCTTATTGAAACATATATTAAAGACTCATCTGAAAAAAAAAGATTATTTAATGCAATTGAAAATTTTGATTGTATTAAACAAAAATCTGATTGGGCTAAAAAATGGATTTATGATGAAGAAAGTAATTTTGCAAAAAGGTTGGTCGCATTTGCTTGTGTTGAAGGAATATTTTTCTCTGGTGCTTTTTGTAGCATATTTTGGTTAAAAAAACGTGGATTAATGCCTGGGTTAACATTTTCTAATGAATTGATTTCACGTGATGAAGCATTACATTGCGAATTTGCAATTCTTTTATATTCAAAATTAATAAATAAATTAGATCAAAATACAATTCATAACATTATAATAGAAGCCGTGAATATTGAAAATAATTTTATTTGTGAATCATTACCATGTAGATTAATTGGTATGAATTCTGATTTAATGACACAATATATTAAATTTGTGTCTGATAGATTATGTGTTCAATTAGGATATGATAAAATTTATAATGTCAATAATCCATTTCAATTCATGGAATTAATAAGTTTAGAATCAAAAACAAATTTTTTTGAAAAACGTGTTGATGCTTATGGTTTAGCAGATACTTCAAATATTGAAGAAAACTTTGAAATTAATGATGATTTTTAATTATTTTTATTTTTAATTATTTATTTAAATTCGTTAAAATATATATATTTTTTTCTCTTTATATATATTTAGGAAATTCTTTTGTAGAACCATTAAAAAATATTGGAAGCCCAGCATATTGGAAAGTCGAAAATTTTTTTAACCCCCATTTGAAACTGAAAATTTGAGTTTGGACATTTTTAGCAAAATACTTACGCTAAAATAATTTTGTATATGACACTATTTTAAATAACATTTTATTATTTAAATAATTAATTTTGTTACCATAATTTAGCAAAATACTTACGCAAATACTTACATATTTTTTATAAAAAATAAGACCATTTCAGTAAGAAAATATTTAAATAAATAATAAAAGTTGAGAGTGTGTTGGTAAGCGTAAGTATTTTGCTAAAAATGTCCAAACTTAAATTTTCAGTTTCAAATGGGGGTTAAAAAAATATTTCGACTTTTCAGTATGCTGGGCTTCCAATATTTTTTAATGGTTTTACAAAAGATTTTCCTAAATATATATAAAGAGAAAAAAATATATATATTTTAACGCATTTATTTTTTTACAATTTTTAATAAACATTTTCCTTCATTTTTTATTGATTGTTGAACATGAATTTTATTAAATGATAAATTTATTTGAGAAATTTTTACAACCTTTTCATTATTTTTATTTTCATTAATTTCATTGTTTTGATTTTCTTTTTGTTCTATTTTTTTTCTATTTGGTTGTCTGTGTTCATATCCATCAATTCTTTCATTTTCTATTATTTTCCAAATATTTTCTATATCTTTGATTATTAAATTAAACCATACTTTATTTCTACAAACTAATACACAACTCATTTTTTCTAATTTCCAATATATATTTTTAATGAAAGAATAATTATAAATATCATTTTGATATTTATCTAATGAATTACTAATCCATTCATCTATATCATCTTCATCATATAAATCAAATGGCATATAATCATAATATGGTGAACCATCTTGTTTTAAATATTGCATCATCATTCCTTTAATTTTATTATCTTTTGACTCAACCATATTAGTAAATTCATTATTATCTTCATCAACATCAATTATTGAATCATTTTTAAAATCATCATAATTTTCGTATTCAATAAATTTTGTTTCTAAAAAATCACATTCATCTAATCCACAAACTTCCATTTGTAATTGCATTTGTATCCAGTATTCCTTTTTTGGAATTCCGTCAATTTCGCGATTTACAATATTTTTTATTTCTAATATTCTTCCGTATCTGTCATCATTTATTTTTACATTTATTCCATCTGGTGATGCACCTAAAAAATAATATTTATCATGTTTTATACATCCAAATTCTTCTATTTTTGTATTAAATTTTTTTTCATATATTTTTATTGATAATGGTTCATATTTATGTCCCCAATGAAGTGTTGAATCAGTATTTACAAATGTTCCAATTTTTATATTTTTTATATCTTCATTATCTTCATCAAATATTTCTTGTTTTAATGGTTTGCATTTTTCATAAATTAATTGATTTTTCATTGCTTGACTTTCAAATACTTTATAAGCATTGGAAGCTGTAATTAAATTATATCTATAAGAATACCATTCATTAGTTCTTTGAGCTGGTTGTGGAATATTTCTTAATTTATTTATTATTGATGATATTTTTTCTATTTTTGGTTTGTTCAAAACAATGGTTGATGGATATGAACGTGGTGGCATAAAAAATCTATAAAAATCATCCATACAATAATTTATCATTTCGTCAATTTCTTCTTCAACATCTTTTGTATAAAATATTGAATCTTCAAAATGACAATGTATCATTTCATGTATATTTTCTTCAAATATTTCTTCAAAATTTGGTTCTGATATTAATGTTGGATATTGTTCTACAAACTCAATCATTAAATCAAAACACATGTTATATAGTTCAATTTCATCATCATCTGAGAAAAATTTTAAATTTTCATCTGGTATTATTTCATTCAAACAATCTTCTAAATTTATTTCATACATTATATATAAATTTATATAAGTTTAATATTTATATAAGTTTAATATTTATATAAATTTAATATTTATATAAATTTAATTTTTATTTTTTATATTCAATTTTTAATTAATTTCATCATCATTATTTAAAATTTCACTTAAATTATTATTTTCAAAATTCATTTTATTTTTTTTTTGTGATGATAAACATTTTGCAGTAATAACTTTTTTATATATATTTTTTAATGTAAAATTATGATTATTTTTATTATGTATTAATGCTGGAATTGAAACTATTTCACCAGTTTCTCTATTATAATCAACATCTTTTACTCTTTGTAATTTTTTTTTATCCAAACAATCTTTAAAAAATAATATTAATTTTTCTTGTTCATTATCAGATAAATTATGTTCTAATTTATAAACAGATGCATAAACTATTAATTTTTTTAATTTAATTGTTTTACTTAATTTTGTCCATGTTTCATTGTCATTATTATTTCTTTCAGTTTCTAACATTGTTTCCAAATTATTTAAACTAATTGTTTTTTTTGAAGAAGTGTTCATTACAATATTTCTTGTTTGATACATTTTTTTTTTATAATCAACATTTGTTGATTTAGTAGTTGCATCTATTGATTCATTATTTACATTAATTGTTTCATTTTTATTTATTTCATTTTGTTCTGAATTAAAAATCATTATTATAATATATTATATATCTAATTAGTTTTATATTAAAACATTTATATATATAAATTTTATTTTTTTATATTCATAATAAAAATTATTTATATTAAAATATTTATATCAAATAATATTTAAATATAAATGTTAACAGTAGAACCTGAAAATTCAACAAAAAACATTTCAATTGTAAACCCATCTGAAACATCGAATGTAACAAAAAGCAAAGAAAGAAAAATGAGAGTTGAAACACATACTTGGGATATTGATGATATGGAACTTTCTTTTGAAACACAGTTGCAAATTCTAAACAAAATACATTCTAATATATTTAAAATTAATAATTATTCAGATAATAATGATAATAAAATTAGTAAAAAATATATTAATATATTTATTAACAATATTAAACATAAAATATCTAGTTACAAACAACAAGATATAATAAAAAAAATATTAAATATTAATAATTTCACTACATTCAATAATGTTATTTCTTTATTATTTGAATGTGAATTAAAATGCATTTATTGTCACAAAGAAATTTTTATTCTTTACAAAGAAGTTCGTGAAATGTCACAATGGACTTTAGACAGAATTGATAATGATTTGGGACATAATATTGGGAATTTAGTAATTTCTTGTCTTAAATGCAATTTAAAAAGAAGAAGAATAAATAAAAATGCATTTTTATTAACTAAAAATTTAATAATAAATAAGCAAAATTATTCAAATGAAAATAAAAATGAAAATGAAAAAGAACTAAACAATTTGTTTGAATTTGAAGAATCATCGATAAAAAAAATTTACATTAATTCTGAAATAAATTTAAAAAAATGAGATAAAAAATGTTAGATATTTTATAAAAATATATTAATTGAAAAATATTTATAAATCAAAAAATATTTACAAATTAAAAAATATATATTATTTTTATAAAAAACATATATTATTTTTATAAAAAATGGTAAAATAAAAATAAAATATTGAATAATAATATAAAATGGATTTTATGAATTATTTTTTCGGTCCTTTACCAAAAGAATATTGCTTGTATTATTATTTTTTAGCAGTAATTAGTGGATGTATTTTTGTTATAACATCATTCTCTTTTTTAATTTTATTAATGAAATCAAAGAAAGTTAAATTTAATACACTATTAGGAATGTTTAACACATTATTATCTATATTTATTGGATATTTTGTTAGCAGACTATTATACACTATGTGCATTCGCTCACTTTAAATTTGAAACATAAATATTCAAGTGTTCAGAAAATGTTAAATTTTGTAAAAATGGGTTTTGACTAGTTTGAGAAATCATTGAACGATTAGATAATTTACTATCGATATCTTCACGTTTATTTGCATTTATATTTGCATTTGCATTTGTATTTGCATTTGTATTTGTATTTGCATTTGTATTTGCATTTTCAATTATTTTTATTGAATTATTTTTATAACTTTTATAATATTCTTCATCTTTTTTCCATTTCCAAAAAATCATTGAAATAAATATATAATTTATTAAAAAATATATATTTATATTTAAAATGTATATTTTTGAAAAAAGTATTTAAAAAAAACAAATAATTTTACACAATATGAATTTAAAATCGACAAAAATAACTCAAAATGATTTGTTATTGGATAATTTAAAAAAATATTATAAAACAACTATTGATGGTGTTTTTAATCCTGATAATAATTTAGATAAAATGTTAAAAATTATAACAGGAGAATCAAAAATATCTTTAAGAATTATTGATTGGTTTACTACTAATTATGCAAAAAAATATTTTACGATATATATGCTAAATGGAAAAAGATTCATTGTTTATAATGATTATAAATTAAAATTAAAAGCATATTCTAAAAAAAGATTTGACCCATTTTGTCGATATGAAAAAACAATGTTTCCATATAATGATGAAAAATATATTGAAACAACAATAGGTCAATTAAATTTTTTTAAATGGTCTATTGAAAATAAAATTGTTGATTATATTGAAGAAAATTATGAAATAATTGAAAAAGATATGAATACAAGAAATAGTGCTTCAAAAAGAAAAGAAATGATGATTAAAGCAATTGCTGAACAGCAAAATTCTACACAGCAACTACCACAAACACAACAAACAATTCAAAATATTGCATCAAAAACAAGAAAAAAACGTGAAGAATTATCTGTATCAGCAACAAAAAGTATCAAAAAAGAAAGAGTAGAAATTATTGTAAAATTCAATTAATATTTTTATTTTACATCTTTTTACATTTCAAATGCTGAATTATATATTACAGAAAAACAATGCAAAATTATTACCTTATAATTTATTATAATATATAAAGAGAATATTACGATCAATGCGAAAGAAATTGTGACGATATACATAGTAATAAAGTAAATAATACTGAAACATGAATAAAAAAATGGTAAAAATCATTCAAAGTTATGGTGAAAAAGTGGTTGATGAAATAATAAAACAAATATATATATATTAATCGACATTTGAAATGTAAAAATGTATAAATATATATTTTCGTAAATATATATATTTTTTTGTGAATCAAACTATTTTATTAATTTTTGAATATTCATTTCATCATCATTTAAAATAGTAAGTAATGTAAATGCAACCACCTATATAAGATGTTGATGATGTTGGAAAATTTATTCCTGCACCAGTTCCACTACCTCCACCGCCCAAAGTTGCGATATCATAAATTAAACTATCGTTCATTATTATATTATGAGAAATTAAACTATGTTAGTTCTCGTCATACTTATTAACATATTAAAATTAGAAGAAACAGGATTATCAGCATACCACCAAAGTCTCCATTCTAACGGAGGAGCAACACCGCCTATTCCATTTAAATTAACATAATCAGTTAAAGTAAAAGTAAGCATATCAGTTGCGGTATTATTATAAGTTGACCCATTAGAATGTCTCGTAAATGGAGTATTTAAATTGAATAAAAATGGATTGTAAGGATTTCCATTACTATCCCTAAATTCAAAATAAAACGCCATCGCCTTATCAGTAGGATTAGAACAAGCATTCAAATTTAAAGATATTTCTAATTTGTAATCCCAAAAAAGATTAGCACTACTATAAAAATCGTTAGGCAATGAATTTATAGTATCACTTCTTACCATTTGCCAAGTAGTAGGAGTTGAAAAATTAAATCCACGACTATATTTATAAGTATAACAAATCGGTAAAGTATAATTGTTGCTATAACTCGTTAAATTTAATGTCTCTAAATTTATTTGTTTGTTATTATCATCTAAAAAAATTAATGTTCCATTTGCCGATTGTTTAATAGTAAAAGTTCCAGTTTGAAATTCTAAATAATCAGTTGATAATGTCATCGTTTCAGTTGTAGGAGCAATAATATTTAAATTACTTGGATATAAACTACTTCTATAACCACCCACTGATGATTGGTCTATTGTTAAATATCCATAAGTTAAATCAGTAGTTGAAGTTGGAGGATTTGCTAATATATCATTTTGTATTCTCAATCCATCATTAGCATTTAATCTTGTATATGAAGAATTACCTACATCATCAATGGATAAATATGATGATGTTAAATTAGATTGTGATGAGGATGTCGTATTAAATTGTGCATAATCACTTGTAATTTGTGAAACATTAATAGAACCATTATCATTTATAGTCATATCCCCAGCAGTTAAAGTGTTTGTTGGTCCGCCTAATGTTGTTATTATAGCAGATTGACTTGAATACGTTGCTCTCGTATCAGTATCATCAGTTATTAATAGTCCAGGACTTCCAAATGCTGACCCTTGTGTATTCAATTCAATTCTATAATTATTTCCATTATTATTCAATGTCATATATTGTGCTCCATAAAATGATGTGCTTGTTCCACCTAATTGACTTGGAGAAGATTGAATAATATAAGATTGTGGAAAAGAATTTTTAATTTGTGTTAAATATGTTCCAGTTCCATCAGTCATAACTATTTGACTATCTATAATATTTGTATTTGATAATCCATTATTATTTATAACTGATATACTATTAGGATTTATATTTGTTTTAGAACCAGCATAATTTCCAGAAGGGTCTATATAATCTGTCATATATAGTCCAACATAATTAAATTGTGGATTATCGCCACTATCTAATGTTAAATATCCATTTTGTATATCATTATTGATAACTATTCCACTATTATTTATAGTATTACTTGCTAAACTCATAATCGCATCTTGTAATAATATCGTATTATCAAACCAAACAGTAGTAGCATTTGGCGGGACTGGTTGTAAAGCATCTAATGCTACTTTTAATTGTGCTAAACGATTGATTGGAATAAAATTTCCATTTTTTTCTATAATTTCTTGATTAATTATTGTTTTTGTTAAAAGCGGAAAATCTGTGTTTTCAATGATTATATCTTTAAAACTGCAACTCATTATAATACATCAATAGATTATATTTTATTTTTATGAACCAATATAGTAAGTTATAGAACAATAACCACTCAATTGTGATGTTGCTGGAACTTGTTGCCCACAACCATATTTAGATATGTTCCAAGTTTTGACACCGAATGGAGTTGCTCTCGTAATTGGTTGTCCTGTTCCAGTCATATCTGGAGGATTTGATGTTCCATTTGCGCCTATATTTCCGTATGCGAAGGACCACATGCCGTAAGTTGTATTACCAAATCCAACATTAGCAGTATTGCTAGTCCCAGCTGGGCCACCATTCGATCCTGGATTGCCATTGTATGCTCGTCCTAATTCTCCATAAATAGTATTAACTACATGAACTAAACCAGTATAACCAGTAGTATTAGTAGTTGATAAAGTCAAATTCAGACTTTCTCCTTCATACATTGGAATACCATTACACCAAGTACTATTTCCTCCACTACCAGATCCGCCGTATATGCCTCCACTGAAATTACCAGCGTCCCCCCCTCGACCTACTAACAAAACGTCTATCCTTCTGCAACCAGTAGGAATTGGAATAGTTTGATTTGAATAATAATTTATAGTGTATGTAGCACCATTTTGTGACCCAGTGTATGCAGTTGTTTGTTGTGTTCCATCAGGAAAGCGTAAATAATTGCTGACACCATTAATTAATAAACTTCTGTTGATATTGACAAATGAACTGTCTAATGTCATTGTAGATGACGCTACATTATAAGAACTATTATAAAAATCAATGACTCCGTTACTCATATCATTAGCGAAAAATATTGTATTTCCAAGAGCATAAACTCTTCCTTTGTATGATTGATTTGTTACTCCTGTTCCTCCATCTGTAAAATTGTAATAAGAAGAAGATATTTGTCTATTCAAAGGATTTGTACTAACCATAGTTAAAATTCCTGAAACATCAACATTTGAAATAAAAGTTGCATCATCAACACATAATAAATTACCACTACAATCAATACCACCAGTTCCTACATTCATACTATTGACTGCCAATTTGCTGATATTTAAAGTTCCTGAAACATCAACATTTGAATTAAAACTTGCATCATTGATACACCAAAATTTACCAGGAATTTTTGTTCTCTCACTTGATGTTCCTAAAACTATTTGATTACTTAAATCAACTACTGCATTGTATCCAATTGCTGATGAATACGAAATGTTTTTTGATAAATCTACATTTGAATTATAACCAATTAAAGTATTATATGATCCTGTAGAAATATTTGTTCCACATATACTACCAAAACAAGAATTATGTGATCCCTTTACCCTTCTTCCAGAATCAGTTCCAATAAATGAATTATAACTGCCATCTTCCCATTCATATCCTGAATGATATCCTAAAAATGTATTATTTCCACCAACATTTTGATTTGGTAAATTAGAATAATATCCTGATTCCATACCTAAAAATGTATTATTTGAACCACTAAGTTCACTACCATTATCTGAATTATTCAATGTATTACCACATCCACTGCCTATGAAAGTACAATTATTACCATAATTTTTTCTGCCAGTTTCAAACCCTAAATATGTACATTGAGATATGCTATTAGAATAATCACCAGATGAAGTTCCAATAAAAGTATTTTTATCTCCACTTGCAATTCGTGTACCAGCAGTATATCCTAGCAATGAATTATTGCTAGTTGTAGCCATTGTTTGCCCAGCCTGAGAACCAATGACTGTATTTCGATTTCCAGTTGTTAAATTTAATCCAGATGCTCTACCAATTAAAGTATTATATTCTCCTGTACTTAATTTATTACCAGATGCCCAACCTACACCAACATTAAAACTACCAGTAAAACTTGATGAACCCCTTCCAGATAATGATCCGAAAAAACTATTTTGTATTCCTGTTGAATTTGTTCCAGCCAACGCACCAAAAAATGAATTCTCAATACCAGTGGTATTTAATAAACCTGATTCAATGCCAAAAAATGAATTATAATAACCAGTTGTATTATCTCGACCACTTAAATAACCCATAAAACTGTTACTATTGCCACTAGTTATTTTTGAACCTGAATTTACACCAAATACAGTATTTTGAGCTAAATTATTATTTCCTTTTCCAATTCTGAGACTATTTACCAAAATATCTTTTGTTCCTGAATCAAGTGAATAAGATACATCATTATTACCACCATTAATTCCAACAAATTGTAAAAATGAATTTCCTGCATTGTTTGTAATTTTTGGTTTAACTTGCAAAGTATTTGAAACAACTTCTAGCCCATTGCCTATTGAAAATGTAATTTTATAAAATTCGGTGTAATTTAATGCATCAGTTCCAACAATTGCTTCATTTGTCAAAGTATTATAATTATTTTGTGAAAAAAGAATTGATTTATTTAATGTACCATTTCTTATAAAACATGTTTGTCCTTTTACATTGTCACCATTAGAACAATCAGTTGCTCTCACGAATCCTGTTGAATAATAAACATAAATTCCATTATTAATATTTGAAGAACTAACATTATTTGAACTATCTTGACATTTAATTAAAACTCTCATTCCATCATCTAATGAAACATCATCAATTGATGTTGGAATATTTGGTGGATTTAAACTAATGTCTTCTATTGTTGCACATTCACAAGGAGTAGTAATTTGAAGACCACCAGATACATATGTATCAACATATTTTTTTGGAACAATGCTTTGTTCTGTGTAATTTGTGCTTATATTTGTTAAATATCCCATTCCGGGAATAGTAGTTGAAATATTTTCAGTTCCAAGCATAATTTGATTACTTGAATCAATTAAAGAACCATATCCTATTGCAGTAGAATTTTCATAATTCACAGTTGTATTTGATACACCACTTTTAGCACCTAAAAATGTATTTTTAGAACTATTTGTTTCATTTAAACCAGCTTCAAAACCTAAAAATACATTTTCACTTCCATCAGTATGATAAAATCCAGAATAACTTCCTAAAAATGTATTTTTATTTGAATTTATATTATTGTACCCACTTTGTACACCAATTGCAACATTTTCACTACCAAATACGTTATTTTCCATTGAATTTGAACCAACAACGGTATTAGAATTACTTTTTGTATTTAAAAGTGTTGCAGTTCCAACGGCAGTATTATAACTACCACTTACATCAAGTAACAATGAATTTGTTCCAACTGCAACATTACTTACACCAGATACATTTGACATATTAGCATATGCACCAACACTTGTATTCCATGAAACATCTAAAGTTTTTGAAGAGCAAACACCAAAAGCACTGTTATTTTTCCCATTTATGTTATTTTCTAGAGATCCATTCCCATAATTAGTATTTCCATTTGACATTTTATATATTTTATATATTTTATATAAATTAAAAAATATAAATTAAAAAAATTGATTTAAAATAATTTTATTAATGAATGTAATATTTAAAAATAAATTAAATGCAAAATTCAAATACTTTATTATCATTTCAACCAACAACAAACCATGAAGAAATTATGAATATTTTAGAAAATGAACGTTTGAACTCAGAAGTTAATGAACCATCATGTCCAAGAGAAATTAATTCAGTTAATTTGATTGAATTAATTGATTTATTAAGAATTGAAGAACCTACAATTGTAAATGATTATGAAAATAATTTTTCAATCATTTTTAAAGCATCAAATGATGAAACTTCTAAAATAACTAGATGCATTCAAGAAGATCAAATATTAAAAACACGATTATCTTTACAAAAAAAAAATTTTAATACTGGAAAAATAGAAACTATTTTATTAGAAAGTTTTTGGGATATTTGGAAATCAAATTCTTCATTTAGAAATGAAATTTTAAACTCAAATGATCCAAATGAAGAAAAATGGAAATTAACTCGCAAATATAATTATAAAATTGCTACAACTTTTATGCCAATTTATGCAAAAAGCATTTATCAATATTTTGGTTGTCCTAAAATTGTTCTTGATCCTTGTTCTGGTTGGGGTGATAGATTATTAGCAGCTGAAATATCTGGAATTGAAAAATATATTGGTTTTGATCCAAATATTGACTTAAGATACGGATATTCAAGACTTATGTCATTATTAGGACATTCAGTAACAGAACTATCACAAAATTATATGAAAATTAGCAATTCTTATCAAATACATTCAGAACCATTTGAAATTGGTTGTCAAAATGTATCATCAAATTCTGTTGATTTCATATTTACATCACCACCATTCTTTGAATATGAAGTTTACACAAATAATAATCCAGTTTATACTAATTGGATTACTGAATTTTACGAGCCATTCTTTATCCAATGTGACAGAGTATTAAAACCAGAATGTTACGCATGCATTTATATTTCAGATACATCATCTGGAAAAATTGATAAATTTATAAAAGAAAGAGTTGGAAAAATATGTAATTTAAAATTGCAAAAAAAATGTATTGGATTTCAAGGAATATTTTCTGGAACAATTAGAAAAATGTGGGTTTTTAAAAAGTCATTCAATTAATTTTTTATTGTAAATTTATTTTTAATAATTTTATAATAATAATTTTACATTAGTTTATATAAAAATTAATAATTATATTTCTACTAATATTTTAAAAAAATATATATAATCACAAAAACAATTTAAAAATAATGATTTATAATTAATGTATTCAATAATATTTTTTTATAAAAATTTATTATTTGGAACTTATTTAATCAGTTTATTTAGTTTTGGTGCATATTCATTTGGCAATTAATATAGAAAATTTTGCAAAAAAAAATGATAATAAACATCATTACACAGTGAAAGTTATTGGGAGTTTAATATGTGGATATATTTTTATATTATCTGTAATTAGTTTAGCCGGACTTGGGTATCATATTGTAAATGTTGAAGATAAAATATGTTACGGTAATAAAAAATAGAAAAAATGCAAATAACTATAAAACAATATTATTAAATATAAATATTAAATAAGTAAAATAGTATCACTATGATGATAATAAATATAAAATAAATGATAATATTAAACAATAATTATAGTATTTACATTAATTAATTTTTATTGTAAAATTGATAATTCATATATATAAATTATATATAATTCATATATATATATATATAAAAACAATTTATATATAAAATTAATATGATGAATTTAAATTTATTTTTTATGTGTGGTTATGTATTTAGTTCTTTTACTTTTGGGGCATGTTTATCACATATTGATTATTTAATTTCATGTAAATATAGTCATTCATATTGTAATCAGTCTGATTATTGTAATTGTCGTTTACACAAATATTCTTATATTCATGATTTTTTAAATAGTTTATGTGGAGGATTAATGACAATATTTCCACCAATATTTTTAAAAAAAATATATGATTATAAAAACAATTTAATAAAAGATTTTTAAGTATGGATGATATGTTAAATTATATATTATGTGTTGGTGATTAGTTTTTGTTTAGTTGTAAAAAATTGAAATTATTTTTAATTTAAAATATTATTCATGAATAATATTTTAAAATGGATGAGTTTTTGCAAAAAAATTGCATTGAATATAAAATTATTGGAATTGATAGAAATATTTATAAAATTGAATTGAATAATGTATCAATTTATTGCACCATCTATCAAAATAAAAAAAATTATAGAAAAAACTACTATAATTTAATTGTTTATGTTCCACAAGAAATACATGAAAATAAATATATTTTATTAACAAATAAAATAAAATTAATTGGAATTATTGAAGACATGAACATATATAAATATTATAATGAATATGATGATGTTAATAATGTAATTGACATAATTAAATTATTTATATAATCTTGATATTTATATACATAATTTTAATTATGTATATTTTAATTGTATTTAATTAACATTTTTATTTTTTTTATTTTGTAAATGATAATCATAAACTTGTTGTCTTAAATTTATATATTTTTCATATTCTTCTTTTTCTAATTCAAATTGATGAATTTTTACATTTCCTGTTGATATGTTTTCAACAATTTTTTTTGTCAACTTTGTTGATGGTTTTTTTTGAATCATTGTGTTATATATTTTTATCACTTTCCATCCTTCAATTACACATTTAAATATATATATAATTTCTTCCGGTGTTGCTTTACGATTTTGAATGTATTTATTGTTTTTATTTTTGATATTATTTTGTTGCATTTTATATAAATATTATTAAAATACTTTTAAATTTATTTATATAAAATGCAACAAAATAAATTTAACACATGCATAATTTTTCTCCAAGCATTCGATAATAATGTCCATTGTAAAGAGCATTATTTTCCAAACTTTTTTTTAATGTTTTATCACTCATTTTTATTTCTTTTTGGCAAGAATATTTATCTTTAAATTCTTTTATCAAAGTATTATTTTCATCATATTGTCCAACTCCATTTTTATATAATAATGGTTCTCCATATATTTCTTCAAAATTTTCAATTAAATTTGAATCACATCTTTCATACAGCACATAATAATTTCCTTTACTTAAAGTTTCATTTTTAACTGGATTATCCAATGCTGAAGAACTTTGATAATTGTTCATAATAGATGCTGTTTTTCTATCCAAATAAACATTTAAAATTTCAGTTTTATTGGAATTCAATTTTGCAACATATCCTAAATTTTGCTGTTGAATTAGTTTAGTTGGTTCAATTGAATGTATTATATTTGGATCCAGATTTCTTTCAACTAATAGCCAACGAAATCCGCGATAAATTGTATTTCCATTTATTGCTTTATTAATACTCGGTCTTTTTATAGTTTTATCTTCATTCATTGCTTCTGTTACACATTCGTAAACTTTAACCAATTGTAATGTTTCTGGATTAATTTTTTGAAGACGTGGTCCTAAATGAGGCATCTGATGTCCAAATCCTGTAACTAATTTTGTTTCTTTTATTATAGGTTGATTTTCATCATTAGTTTTGAACTCATTTAATGGTATTGTTTTTAGTGGTTGTGTATAATTTTCAATCAATATTTTTACAGTATTTTCAAGAGAAATCACATTTTCAGTTAATTTTTTATTGGATTCAATTAATTTTTTATTAGATTCAATTAATTCTCCTAACAATTCCATGTCAACGTTGGAAGTTTGACTATTTTGTCTTAATTTCAACATTTCAATTTCCAATAATAATTCTCTAACAGTATAATTATAATTATCAATATTATCATCAATAATTTTTAATACCATTTGATATGTCAAATTTTGACCAATTAAAAATAATTCATTTTCTCTTTCATGATTTTGTAAATTTTTAACTCTATTTGGACGAATTATATTATTATGATGTAACATATTTTCAAATTGTTTAGATTTTTGCACTTGAAAACAATCCAATAATAAACATTCATCGTATCTACTTTTGTGTTCATTATATCTCATTCTTATTCCTTGTCTTGATTCGCCAATTTTAATGATATATGTTCCATTTTCAAATGTTTTAACTCTTATAATATAAATTATACTTCCAATATTAGCAAATTTATCTAATAAAACTCTTTCATTAGTAAGTTGATTTTCATTTTGAATTTGCATTTTAGTTTCTTCATCTTTTAATTTAAGTTGCTTTTGCAAATTATAAACTCCAGTTAATCTTATTTCTTTAATAACTTCATAAATCCAATTTTTAAATTTTTCAGCAATTGGTTTTCTAGATCTAAATAATACTTCATATAAACCAAATTCTGTTAAAAATGTAACATTTTTAGGACCAGTAGATGTTTCTACTACATCCACAATCTTCAAATTTTCATTAAAATTTTGAATTGTTGCTCTAATATTTGACATTTCTAATATTTCTCCAATATCACTAGCTCGAAAAATTGGATTTTCAGGTGTTCCTTTTATTAAAATTTCTGTATGTAAGTTATTTTGATTGAAGGCTCTAACTACTTCCATTTAATTATATGTAAATATATACATGACATGTCTTTAAATTGATAATTAACAAATATTATTATTTCAATTCAAATTGAATTATATTTGATAATTTAATTTGAATTCAAAAATATTTTATATTTTTATGTTGCGAAACATCATTTTTTAAAGAGATAGACATGTAAATAGTATTGACACATTAATTTTTAAAGAGATAGACATGTAAATAGTATTGACACGTTAATTTTTAAAGAGATAGACATGTAAATAGTATTGACACATTAATTTTTAAAGAGGGTAGATATGTAAATAGTACGTACACATTCATTTTTAAATAATATATTTTTTAATGAAATTATATTATTTTTTATATTTTTTATAATTTTTGTAAAATAATTGTAACGAGTGTAATAACTTAATTTGAATAAGCACTCTAATTCCCAATAGTTTCCCATTGGGGAGGACTGTATCTTAAGCCAGCTCAGATTGACTAGATCTTCAACGCTGACCCATATCCGTTCAGTCTCTGACGCCCTACCATTTCCTATCATATCGGATTTAGGTAGTAAGCATGCGGATCGCCCAATCTTTTTCATTATTACCATACCCAAGTTCATTACTCTTGGCCAGATAATTCTTTCGATATTATCCTTGGTAGAAAAAGCTCTAAGGGTTTCCCCGAACAACAAGATATGTTGCAATAATTTTTTCAAATTATCACTAGCAGTTAGCTTTTTTATACGACAGCATAAATGATTTCCCACAGCAAGAGGTCGTTTTGCTACGGCATACTGCTTTTCGGCCCTGGTTAAACAAATTATTACATTTGTTTCGTTAAGGCCACCCCAAACACATCAATTAAGATGTGAGTGGACTATACCTTAAGGTTTCACAGAAAATTGTTAGTTTTCTCCACCCCATTCCATTATAGTCTCTGAACCTTCTCCATATGCTTACAATAGCGCACTTAGGAGCTTGGCTGCGGATTATCCAATTCTTTTCGTTATTACTATGCCATAGGTCATTACCCCTGGTATTCATACAACTTTCATTGCATGAAGTAGTAGAAAAGACTATAAGAAAGTTCCCGCAATTTAGAAATGTTGCCTCTGTTTGATTTAGTCAAACACAGACTAGCTGATTATATGATGCAATTTTGCATATTTGCTTTACACTGTTTATCCATATTAGAGAGCAAATACCTAACATGGCAGTCAACTGTTTGGCACAGGTAATATTTATGCCTGACATAATTCTTAATACGTTATAGTTAGTTGCGTAAACACGTACCTTAGCAGTTTTTGTTCCTTCAACTGTTGCATTTGAGAGCACGAGTTGTAGGGTGGCATTATCGATACGTGAGAAATTGCATGACCCGCTTGGCTGATGTTCTTCAGGTCTTAATGCGAAGGAATACACGTTAATACCTTCATCAGGACAACGTGTATGTGATTGGTATGGTTGAACCCAAGAGAAGTAAGAACCTTCACGTTCTGAGAAACGATCTTGTCCATTTAATTGTAATTTTGCAGTAACAACTGGATTTTGTCCCCAACAATGGAGATCTAAAGATGTTTCAGAGAGGACAAATGTTCCAGCATCAGAAACACCAGTATTTTGGTTATGTCCTGCAGCAGATAAATCTTGAAGTTGTTCTAAAATAGAAGCTGGAAGATCTCCTGAAACTGCTGGAACTGCTGGACCACCAAGATTTGATTCATTGTATGGATTGTTTGGACCATGCCAGTATCCTGTGAAACTTTCTGGAATATTATAATCAATTGCCCCAGCATCTTGAAATAATCCACGAGCATCAATATATGAACGACTATCAGCAGCAATAGATGCTGGGCCACCAAAAGCATGAATTGCATTTGGAAGAGCATCAATTGCATCAGTGTAGTTAAATGGTTGAGCTCCAAGAATTTTGAATAATAAAGCATCACAAACAAGGGAAGAACAATAATCAACATTTTGATCTGGTTGAACTACCCAAATTAATTCTTTAACTGGATGATTGAAATTTAATTTAATCTTATTTGAAGATGAACCAACAGATTCATCACCAGTAAATTGAAGTTGTGTAATTAAATATTCATGTGGATTTTGTGCAAATCTTCTACGTTCATCAGTATCTAAGAATACATAATCAACATATAATGATGCAGCAACAAGGGATTGATTATATGCAATAGCAGCTGGAACAGGACGTCCTGGTGCATATTGATTAGCTTTATATGCAGCTGATGCTTGACCACCAACAACTGGTTGAGCTGAATCAGCGCCAGAATTGCAACTGAGTGTTGTAACAGCCCATAAACATTCATCAATTGGACGAATATCTAAGTTAATTTTAACTTCGTGATATTGTAAAGCAATTAATGGTAATGCTAAACCAGGATTGCAACAAAACCAAAATTGGAGTGGAATATAAAGTGTTGTTTCTGGGAGAGCATTACGAGGAGCACAAACTTGACGTGGTGCTTGTGAGTCACAAGGTCCATCAACATCAGAAAATGATGGATCAGTGATGAAAGTTAATTGGGTTGTATTACCAATCATTTTGAAATAACCGCGTTGTTGTTCTGCAGTCATTGTTAATTGGTTCCAAATATGCATCCAATCACCATATTGTCTGTCAATTCTTTGACCACCAATTTCAACTTCAACTTGTGCGATGAGTTGTTCACCTGGGAAATCTAACCAACGAGCATAGACACCGCTTCCAGTTCCAGTTGAAAAGGAAGCATTACCCATGAGTTGATTAATTTCTGGTAATGTAACTTGTAAATATGTTCTATAAGCTAAATCACCATTTCTGCTGATAGTGCATTGAACACGACGACCGAAATCGGCTTGACCATTGAATGTTTGTTCAATTGATTCAATTGCAAAATTTGTTGGTCTACGATATGTGACCTTCCAAAATGTGATTTGTGGATTGCCTGTGAGATATACATCTTGCTTTTCACACCATTTATGGTGTGGTTAGAATACACCTTAAGAATTCTCCAGTGTGGCTAGTACTTTCATAGAATCCCGACTACCGTCTACTCGTTGAACGTTCAACTTATTTCTGCCGTATAACTATTTAAATAATTTAAAGCTAATTCATAATTTTCTTCTAGGGTCATTTTTTTGTTTTTAAAACTTCGACGCTTTAAAACAGGATGTCGCTGTATCATGTATCCTATTTTATCACCTTCTTTATTTCTAACACATCTGACATATTTTGGTAAATAATCATCTTCATCATATTTTCTTTTTCTTTTTGGAAAAATTTTTCCAACATTTTTTCCAATCATACTTTTAGATTTTAACATTTGTGTTTCTTCTGATTGTTTAGAATTTGATCCACCAGATGTCAAATTATATCCATTTGGAGATAATGTATTATAAAAAGATATGTAATATTTCTCTTTATCATTTAATTCTTCAACACTACATTCATGTATCAATTCAACTGTCAAATTTTCATGACCATATTTTCTAATGGCATTATTCAACAATCTACAATAATTTTTTGTTTTAGAATCAACTATATGATCTCTCCATCTACTAAGATAACCCCATTTTTTACCACTCGATAATTTTTTTTTAGCTTGTCCAATATATTTTTTTCCAGAAGGACTTGTTATACAATAAATATCACCCATAATAATAATCATATTAAATTATTTTTATATTAATATTCTAGACATTTATTTAAAAAGTTTTTACGAAATAAGATGCTTCGCTGCGGATTATCCAATCTTCAACGTTTTTACTATTCCATCAGTCTTTCTCTGACAGCATTATGTATGTCACCATATATAAGAAGTAGTTGAAGCTATAAGGAACTTCCCGCAATTTGGAAGTCTCGCGAAATTTATATTGCAATAATTATAAATTTCACTAGCGAGTTATATATAATTGTTTATTACAAAAACAATTACCATGTATTTACACTGTTGATCCACTATGGTGATACACGGAACCATAGTGGCAGCTCACTGTTGATGCCCAAAGACGTTAAGCACCATAAGCGACTAATTGCATTAAACCACCTGCCATTTTTATAATATGTGCCAAGAAAAAAAAATTAAAAAAATACGAATAATTAATTTTAATTAAAAAAAATATTTCACTAAATATTTTAAATATTTTAAATATACATACAATTTTAAAAATAATATTCTACTAATTACATATAAAATGAAAAAATATAACGAACAAAAATGCGATAAAGGAAAATATTATGAAAAAATGATGAATACTTATTGTTGTAATATCAAATATCATTGTACAGATTATGATGTAGAAAATAATTTAAATTGTGATAAAATAAAATATAAATGTCAATATGTTAAACGAAAATGTAAAGAAAAACAACAAAAAAATGAAGAATAAAATAATTTTCTAAATATATCAAAAAAAATATATTAAATATATATTTAAAATATATATATTTAAAAATGTAAATATAATATTTTTATTCTAAATGGAAAATAAAGAATATGAACATTGTTTTGATATGGCAAAATTATATTGCGATTTAGCAGTTCATTGCTTAATTCATAATTCAAAAAGTTATGAAAAAATGAATTGTATGGATTATCAGTTTAAATGTGAATATTATAATGAAAAAGTTAGACAAAATTCATGTAAGAAAATATTTGAAAAATATATTAAAAAATAATATCAATATAAAAATAACTTAAAGATCATTGATCATTGATATTCATAAAATAGAAAACATTGAAACATATGATGATACTACAAAAAAATATTATTGTGAAATGCAATTTGAGTATCTTGAATTAGCACTTTTAAAAAAATAAAAACCACATAAATATCATTAAAAAATGTAATGAAAAATAAATAATTTTCTAAATGAACATAAAATTTAATTTTACCCATTAATTTTAATTATTTTATTAGTTATATAATAAGTATTATATATTACACGTAACAAAATATGAATATTCAAAATAATAATTTTTTATAACATAATAATATAATAATATAATAATAAAAATTTATTTAATATTATCATAAAATAATATTAACGACACTTTTTAACTGAAAAATTTATTTATATTTGAATTATTTTTAATAAAATTTTCTAAATAATCTTCATTGTAAACTTCTCTTTTTCCTTCATGATTTTTTGAAAATATATA